TTAAATAGGAGAAATTATGATTGAAGTAAAAAAATTCTACGCAGAATGGTGCGGCCCTTGTAAAATGTTAACACCAATAATGGAAAAAGTAAAAACAGGATATTCAGATGTATCGTTTAAGGATATTAATATAGATGAAGATTTTGAAATTGCACAGAAGTATTTTGTACGTTCAGTACCAACAGTTATCATCGAACAAGATGGTCAAGAAGTTGGTAGATATGCAGGACTTCAATCAGAACTTACCTATAAGAACGCCTTAAACGAATTAAAAAGTGCTTAAAATATTTGGCAGATTAAAATATTTTTCGTATCTTTGTGTTACCTTAAAATTATAAGATATGATAAACCGTTACGATGAAAAGAAGCTTGAAGAAAACTACAACAAGTTTTTAGAAGCTATTAAAAAGTCTTTTAGTGGAGAAAGACTTGAAAAATTACTCCATATGTATTCGATGGATGAATTAGGTCCTAACCTAATGTTATCTCCAGCGAGTGGAAATCAATTTTATCACAACTCTTATGAAGGTGGGTATATTGACCATGTTATGAATGTGGCAAGAAACTCACTTCGTATGCAGAAACTTTACCAAGAAGCTGGTGGTATTATTGATTACGAACAAGAAGAACTCCTATTTTGTGCATTTCACCATGACCTTGGTAAACTTGGTGTAAAAGGTGAGATGAATTATGCTTTAAATGATAGTGATTGGCACATCAAAAATCGTGGTGATAACTATAAAAGAAATGAAGCTATCACCTATATGTCTATTACAGATAGAACATTCTTCACTTTACAAGATTATGGTATTCGATACAATGAAAACGAATACTTTGGTATCCAACTAACCGATGGTATTTTTGATGACGATAATATCAAGTATTACAAAACTTACGATAAGTCAAAATATCTTAAAACTAACATTCAGTTTATTTTACATTGGGCTGATTGGATGAGTACAACAATAGAACGAGACCAAGAAATTAAAGCACCATTTTAATGAACAAAATTACGGAATGTTTAACTTACTTACCAAAAACGGAACAATTTATGGTAAGTGATTTTAAGAAAAATTTTCAAGGGATGATTATTTCTTGGAAAAAAATGCAAAGAAAATTAAACTGGTCTGAATCACAACAGAGTTCTTATATAGTATCTGTTATATCATACTTGAATGCCAATCCACATATTTTGGCTCATATACCATCTTTAATAGAAGATTGTAAGTTAAAAGGTTTTAATGATGATGCTGTTGTTTTAGAAGAACTTATGGAAGAAGAGGGTGGTAAAATGTATTTATCAATTGAATCTCAAAATAGAAACGAATCTGTATTCAAATTATTTGATGATTCTATTTCAAATGATTATCCAATTGATATTAAAATCTATAAAGAAGGAAACTTAAATGATATGTTTACCTTGTATAGAGTTCTTGCTAACGGAAATTCTCCTAATTCACAAGAAAAAAGAAATGGATATTATAAACCACTTGCTGAATATGTGAGAAATACTTCTAAAAAGTATAAAGAAATTTTTGATGCTATATCATATAGTTATGATGATAAACGAATGTCAGATGATGATTTTATAGCAACCTGTATAGGTTATTTTGAAAAAAATACTTATGGTAAACATGGTGGGTTGTCATTATCAGATAATATAGATGAAATGTATAGATTGGGTTCAATTCCAAATAAGAAAAAGTATGAAAAAATTTGGAGAATGTATAGAGACTTTGGAATTCATCTGTCATCTAAAAACCAACCAAAATTCAAAAAAGGAATGGCTCATTTTATATCAGTTGTTTTTAACTATATGGTTTCAAATAAAATAACAATTAATGATGTATTCAAATCAGATTTCTTTACAGAATTTAATCAATGGCTACGATTACAAGAAGATAGTAAAGAAATAATAAGTGATTATAAATTTTCAGATAATTTAAGATATAGAGCAAATGATTCTTATGTAAAAGAATGTTTAGATTTAGCTAAAAACTTTTTACAAAAACAACTTGATTTGGAGTACCTATATCAAGGTGGAGAAAGGGGAAAACACGATAGAACATCGTTATGGACTTCATCTGATGATAAAAAATTTTTAAGAATAAATGGTTCTGTTATTATAAATGGAAATGAAGTTTGGTTTGATGAAAAAACAAAAGACCAAGATTGTAAAATTCCTTTATCACTTGAAGATGCTAATAACACAAAAAAAGTAGAAATAGAAGATATAAACCCTGCTTATAAAAATAAAAACGCAAGTGATTATTCTAATAAAGAATTTGCTACAATGGAGTATAATAGATGGAAATGGAAACATGAACCAAATTATTAATATATGAACATAGACGAACTTTGGTTTTTCAGTAATAGATTGAGAGGAGAATCTCACCCTTCTGCAAAACTTACCAACGAACAAGTTAGAAAAATAAGAGAACTCCACCAACAGGGGTTCTCTACTAATGTTATTGCACGAAATTTCAAAGTGAGTAAATGGAATGTAGACCAAATTGTTAAAAATAAGACTTGGACACACCTATAAACTAAAAAATAAATTATGTCAGGAAATTACGGATTTTCAATAAACTTAGAATTTGTTTCAGATACCAAAGATTTGGTTAATGATATAAAAGAAATTATTAGCGATAATTCTAATGAATCTATTATCTTAAAAGAAACTTTACTTGATGAAGAAATTGAAGATGGTAATGTGGTTTTCTTTGGTGATAATGAAGATACTTGGAGACATCCTTATCAAGAAGAAGTTATTAATAAACTTAAAGAAATATCAAAAAAATATAATGGATATTTTGTTGGTGACTTTGAGTGGCACTTTCATGAAGATGATATTACTGAAAGGTATTGTTTCACAGAAGGTGGTAAGATAACAAAAGATTATATAGAAGATTAGTGGAGTTAAATAAAATCTATAACGAAGATTGTTTAGTTACTCTATCAAAGATGGAGGACAACTCTATTGACCTTATTGTTACTTCACCTCCTTATAATAAAAACTTTTGGAACAAAGGTAGGGAACGAAGAGGAATAGATTTTATTAGAAAAATAGAATACTCTACTTATGATGATAATTTACCACAAGAGGAATATGTTGAGTGGCAGAAGAAAGTGATTGGTGAATGTCTAAGAGTATTAAAACCAACAGGTTCTCTTTTCTATAATCACATAGATATAATGTCAGAGCACTTAACTATTCATCCAACTTGGGTATATGATTTCCCACTTAAACAAATTATTATTTGGGATAAGTGTGGGACACCAAAGATTGATAAATCTTATTTCATGCCATTTACAGAGTGGATATTTTGGATTAAGAAAGAAAAAGATTCTATACCTTACTTTGATAGAAACAATGCCCTCTTTAAGAAAAACATTTGGTCAATACCACGAAGTCAAGAATCCAACCACCCAGCTCCATTTTCGGAAAAGATGGTAGAAAATGTGGTTTTATCTTGTAGTAAAGAAGGAGATGTAGTTTATGACCCATTTATGGGTAGTGGAACAACTTACAAAGTGAGTAGAAAATATAACCGAAATGTAATCGGTAGTGAGATTAGTGAAGAATATACCAAACTTGGTGAAAGTAAAGTAAATAACCACGAGTTCTTTTGATTGAAATAAACACAATATATAACGAGGATTGTTTAGAAACTATGAAGAAGGTGGAGAATAACTCCATTGATTTGGTGGTTACTTCACCTCCATATGCGGATAGAAGAAAAACAACTTATGGTGGTATTCATCCTGATAATTATGTTGAGTGGTGGTTAGAAATCAGCAAAGAAATTCAACGAGTTTTAAAACCAACTGGTTCTTTTGTGTTGAATATAAAAGAAAATGTAGTTGATGGTGAAAGACACACTTATGTTTTAGAATTGATTATTGCAATGAGAAAACAAGGTTGGTTATGGACAGAAGAATATATGTGGCATAAGAAAAACTCATTTCCTGGTTATTGGCCAAATCGTTTAAGAGATGGTTGGGAAAGATTATTACACTTTACAAAAGAAAAAAAGTTTAGTATGTACCAAGACCAAGTTAAAGTTCCAATTGGAGATTGGGCAAAAACAAGACTTGAAAATCCAACCGAATATGATAAAGAAAGACAAGAATCATCTGTTGGTAGTGGGTTTGGTGTAAAACGAGCAAATTGGGTAGATAAAGATTTAGTATTACCAAATAATGTATTACATATATCAGCAGAAGCTGGTAATAAATCTCATTCTGCATCATTTCCTGAAAAATTACCCGAGTTTTTTATTAAATTATTTACTCAACCAAATGATATAGTTTATGACCCTTTTATGGGTAGTGGAACAACTGCTAAAGTTGCAATAGACTTAAATAGAAACTTTATTGGTAGTGAATTATCAGAAGAATACTGCGAAGTTGCTAACAAAAGAATAAATCAAAACGAAAATACGAGGAAATTTTTTGAATGGAAATAAATAAAATACATAATGGAGATATATTAGAGATGTTTGGTAAAACACCAGACAACTTTATAGACCTAATCGTAACTTCACCACCTTACAATGTTGGTATTAATTATTCAGATTGGAATGATACTTTACCACCTGAAGAATATTATGATTGGTGTGAAAAGTGGTTAAAAGAATGTTACAGAACACTTAAACCTGATGGTAGGATTGTAATTAACATTCCGTATGAAACCAACTTTAAAGATAGGGGTGGTAGACAATTCTTCATTGCAGAGTTTTGGCAAATTATGAAAAAAGTTGGTTTTAATTTTTTTGGTATTGTTGATTTAGTAGAACCATCTACTCATAGAACGAAGAAAACCGCTTGGGGTAGTTGGATGTCTGCATCAGGTCCTTTTGTATGTAATTCAAAAGAAGGATTGGTATTAGGATATAAAGAATCACCAGTTAAATTAGAAAAAGGTGAATCGCAATGGGAATATGAAGAAGTTGATGTTCTTGGTAAAATGAAAAAAGTTTACAAACAAGAAGATAAAGATGAGTTTATGGAGTTGGTATTTGCAGAGTGGAAGTATTTTGCAGATACAAGGTCTTTAACTACTGCAACTTTCTCAGAAGATATACCTGCAAAAGCTATTAAGATATTCACTTACAAAGATGATTTAGTATTGGATTGTTTTAGTGGTAGTGGAACTACCGCTTTATCTGCTAAGAAATTAGGTAGAAATTATTTAGGATTTGAAATATCACCAGAATATCACAAAATATCAGAGAAAAGATTACACGACTATGATGTTCTACAAGAAGTAGAAAGAAAGTCAAAAGATTTCTTTGATTATCAAAAATAAATTCGTATATTTGTAACAAATTTAGAAGATGGGATATAAAGATGAAAATATAAAACATAGAATGGGAATTGGTGGCGAACCAACTTACAAATGTCCTCATTGTAAAAAAGGATTGAGTATTACAAAAATTCCATTTATGATAGTATGTGGTAAATGTAAGAAAACTGTCAAAGGAGAAGAAATAATTATTAATTCAAAGAAGAACTAATTTGTATCAAAACATTTATTACCAAAGAGAAAAGAATCTAATCCATGTTTGGGATGATACTCGTGGTTATTTCACAATGCCATATACTCGATATGCATACGAAAGAGCTGAACGAGGTGAGTATCAATCGATTTATGGTGATAGACTAACAAAGATTTATAAGTTTACCAAAGATGACCCAAACCTTTTCGAATCAGATGTTCCTGAAACTACTCGAGCTCTTGTAGATTTATATTCTGAAACAGATGATGTATCAACAGGTCATGTTGTTTTAACTTATGATATTGAGTGTGAGATGACGAGTGGATTGCCCAATCCAGAAGAAGCAAAGAACGAACTAACTTCTATTGCACTCCACGATTCAGCTACTAATCAATATTGGGTATTGGTCGTTGATAAAAGTGGTAAGGTAGAAGAAAAAACTACCGATAAAGCAATCGTAATTCCATTTACAGATGAGAGAGATATGTTAATGAAGTATCTCGAACTATATGAAATGATTAATCCATCTATCGTTACTGGTTGGAATATTGATTACTTCGATACACCAATGTTATACAACAGAATCAAAAGATTATTAGGTGAAAGACATGCAAATAGATTATCACCAATCGGACAATGTTTTTGGTCTCCTTACCGAAAACGATTTTTCATGGGTGGTGTATCTTATTTGGATTACATTTCTCTTTACAAGATTTATAACTATGGAGAACTTCCAAACTACCGATTGGATACCATTGCACAAATCGAATTGGGTAGAGGTAAAATTGAATATGATGGAAACCTCGACCAGTTAATGAGAGATGATATTGAAAAGTTCATTGAGTATAACTTAGTGGATGTTGAGTTGGTTGTGGACTTTGATAAGAAACTTCAGTTCATTGATTTATGTAGAGGTATCTGTCATGCTGGTCATGTTCCTTACGAAGATTTTGTTTATTCATCAAAGTATTTAGAAGGAGCACTTTTAACTTATCTTCGTAGAAGAAACTTGGTAGCACCAAACAAACCTGCTGATAGAAGAGAGAGAATGGAGGCTCTTAAAAACAATAACGAAGAAAAGTTTATTGGAGCATATGTAAAACCACCAATCGTTGGTAAGTATGAATGGATTTATGATTTGGATTTAACTTCACTATATCCATCAATCATTATGACCTTAAACATTTCACCTGAAACCAAAATTGGTAAGATTCAAGATTGGGATGCTAACAAGTTCGTAAAAGGGGAAGTTGATACTTATTATATCGGTGATAACTCTATTTCAAAAGAAAACCTAAGAAAATATTTAGATGATAGTGGATTCTCAGTAGCATCTAATGGAGTTTTATATCGAGGAGATACAGTTGGTTGTATTCCTGGTATCTTAGATTTATGGTTTCAACAAAGAGTAGAATATCGAAAATTAGAAAAAAAATATGGACAAGAAGGTGATAAAGAAAAATATGCCTTTTACGCGAAAAGACAGTTGGTTCAAAAAATTCTACTTAACTCTCTTTATGGTGTTCTTGGCCTTCCTGCCTTTCGGTTTTATGATGTTGATAATGCGGAGGCGGTTACTCTTACAGGTCAAACTGTTATCAAGAGCACGGCGGACATGGCGAACATTAAATACAACAAAGAGTTAAATACACCTGATGCAGATTCAAATATCTACATTGATACTGATTCAGTATTCTTTTCTGCGGTTCCTCTTATGGATAAAAGATATCCTGATTGGAAAGATAAAGACCAAGATACTATCGCGGGTTATGTGGATGTAATTGCTGGTGAAGTTCAAGATTATCTTAACGATTTTTATGATATACTTTCAGTAAAAGTATTTAATGTTCCTGCTGACAAACATCGATTAGAAATCAAAAAAGAGTTCGTAGCCAAAGCAGGATTGTGGGTAGCAAAAAAACGATATGCACAATGGATTATCATGAACAATGGTGTTCCAATGGATAAACTCGATGTTAAGGGGTTAGATGTTAAAAGAAGTTCATTCCCTAAGGCATTCCAAGAGTGTATGGGAACAGTTTTGATTGATATTCTAAAAGGTAAATCAGAACAAGAGATTTCAGATTTTGTTTTAGACTTCAAAAAGAACATGATTAATCGTGAATTTAAAGATATTGCAAAAAATTCAGCGGTAAAGGAGCTTACAAAATATATGCCTAAAACAAAAGGTAAAAGACAGTTGTTTGATTTTGTTAAAGGAACACCTGCTCATGTTAAAGCGGCAATATCCTATAATGATTTATTACAACATTTTAACGCACCATTCAAATACGAGCCGATGAGAAATGGTGATAAAGTAAAGTGGGTTTATCTAAAAAACAATCCACTTGGAATTGATGGGTTGGCTTTCACAGGATATTCAGACCCACCTGAAATAGAAGAATTTATTTCTACCTATATTGACCACAACAAAATATTCGAACGAGAGTTACGATATAAGTTACAAGACTTCTATGATGCAATCGGTTGGGGAGATGTTGTGAGTGAACAGAGAACAGCTGAAAAGTTTTTCTCCTTTTAATTTGGCCAATTAAAAATAATTTCGTATCTTTGTATAACTTTTAAAAATATAACATGGAAAAACAATCATTAAATCGCTTCGTATCGAAGTACAACCTTGCAGGTTTAGTAGAATCTGTAAAATGGGAATCAAAAGATGGTTCTTTAAACACTTCCTTTATATCAGATGATAAATCTGTTTTGGGTAGTGTAACAATGAAAGAGTTTGATAATACAGATGCCACTTTTGGTGTTTATGATACATCAAAACTAACAAAAATGTTATCAGTTCTTGGTGATGATGTAGATTTCTCAATCAACGATATTGATGGTAAACCAGTTTCTTTGAAATTCAAAGATGGTTCTACATCAGTAAATTATATGTTGGCTGACCTTTCAGTTATCCCTAATGTACCTGATTTAAAACAATTACCTCCTTTCAATGTGGAGATTAAATTAGATTCAAACTTTATCTCTAAATTTATCAAAGCTAAGGGTGCTCTTGCTGATGAGAATAACTTTACATTTACTTGTAAAAATAATAAAGGTCAAATAATTTTAGGGTATTCAAATATTAACACAAACAGAATTAACATTGATGTTGATTGTACTTGTGATGGTGATATTGACCCAATTTCTTTCTCAGCAACATATTTAAAAGAGATACTTGTTGCAAACAAAGAAGCAACAGATGCTACTTTGAAGATTTCATCACAAGGATTATCACATATCCATTTTGAAATCGATAACTACGAATCAAATTATTATCTTGTTGAAATTACTGCTTAATGATAAGTTACATAGGAGGTAAATCTAAAATTGGTAAATGGATTAAAGATTATATCCCAAACGATATAGAAACTTATGTCGAACCATTCTCAGGAATGTTTTGGGTTTTCTTTAATTTGGATTTGAGTAAATACCCAAATCTAAAAACTGTTGTCTATAATGACTTTAATAGACTCAATGCCAATTTAATGGAATGTACTAAAGATTACGAACGATTACTTGAGGAAATGGATAAATACCCCTGTCAACAGAGAGGGGTTGTTTCCACTCCACCTGAGTATCGTGAAATGTTTAATACTTTCCAAAAAGAAATATTTGCAGAAGATTTCGAAATTGATGAATTGGGTAACTTCGATGTGGCTGCTAAATACCTTTATGTTCTTACTCAAATCTTTAGTGGTAACAAACCAGAAAAATCCAAATACATGGATTACAAAGGTAAATACAAATGTAAGTATGATACCTTTAAAGGTAAATTGGCTAATCCAAAGTGGAGAGCTTATTTCCAAAAAATAACTTTTGTAGAGAATATGGATTTTGCAGAAGTTATTAAAAAATACGATTCACCTAAGACTTACTTCTATACAGACCCACCTTATTGGAAAACTGAAAATTATTATTCTAACCACGATTTTGATAGAGATGACCATGAAAGATTGGCAATTGCTTTAAAAGAATCCCAAGGTAAATTTTCTTTATCTTATTATCATTTTGATTTATTAGATGTGTGGTTTCCAAAAAATGAATATGTTTGGCAAGTAAAAGAGTTTGCTAAAGCGGCTGCTGGTAAGAAAGGTAAAAAACAAAATATGGGTGAGGAACTACTCATTATGAATTATAGAATGGATGAGAACCTCCTCAAATTCTTTGAATATAAAAAATAAATTATGAACTTACAAGAAATAGCACAGAAGTTTAGAATATCAGATAACTTTCTTAATTCAAAGGAAGATGGTTTAATGGTTGTTTCTAAATCTATAAATGATTTAATTTTACAATTAAATTCTGTTGATAAAAGAGGAATTGATGAGAATGGTAAACAATCTCTAATTGAAAAGTTAGAAAGATTATCTGAATTTTGTAAAGAAGTAAAAAACTCATCATTTTAATATGGCATTCTTCGAAGATAATACAACTCAAGAAGTAAATAATTCTCTTTGGGTAGAGAAATATAGACCTCGTAAATTAGATGAGTATGTTGGTAACGAACATCTAAAACAAAAGGTAAGTGATTATCTTCAGAGTGGTGATGTTCCTCACTTACTTTTCTTTGGTAA